GTCCTTCCTTAAATGCAGTTTCATATGGGTCTTTAGAAAAACTAATTTTATTACCATACGCTGCTTCTAAGTCTTTTAGCACTTCTTCACCCGCAGGTGATGTAAAACACTGTTTATAATTATTTACAAGTTCAGTGTGTTCTTGGTGCAATTCTTCTAATTGACTAATATTGTTTTTTGACATTATGCCTTTGTTCCAATTTTAGGAAACCCCTTTTTCATGTTGTCATAATTTTTGGCAGTAATAGTGCTATTTTTTTTACTTCTACTTGTGCCTGATTTTTTACGTTTATTAATATTGTAATATAGTCCTTTTTTTGCCATTACATTAACTCCTGTTCTGCTTGTGCAGTAGCTTCAGACATAACATCTTGTACATCTGGGTCTGCAACAGCTTTAGCTGCTTCTGCTTGCATTTTGCCTGTTTGTGCTTGTTGTTGTTGTGCCATTAACATTTGTTGTTCCATAGCTGCTTGTTGTTGCGCTTCACGTTTTTCTGCAACATCATCCCTAGATATAAGAATAGATTTAGGTACACCAAGCAATGTAGCCCTCATTCTTATAGCTTCATCATGGTTTATATTGTCCATAATAGATGGGTCTATTTGTGCAACGTTAGCTGCTAGTTGATATAATTTATCAATAGCTTGTGCTTCTTCCATACGTTGTGAACGTGCCAATGGCCCTACGTATTCAATATCCATCTTGGCTTCTTGTATAGAGTCAGGTGGCGGGAGCAACGCACCTGCTCTAAACATAATACCAAAGACACGTTCAATTAGTGGGTTAAGAAATTCACTTTGGAATCTTCCTAACGTTGGCCCAAGAAGTCTTTGCATAAGTTCATATCTAACTTGAACCTCTGTTGCAGTCATTTGTGGCCCTTCCTGCAACTGTAATTGATCTGAATAGTATGCTTGTCTAATTGCAGTTCTTAACTGCGTTTCTTTCATATCTGTAATTTGCCAGTTACTACCAGTTTGTAATGGTTTAATTGCACCATCATTTCTAATTACTGTAATGCCTGCAGGTGTGGTTCTTACTCTGCCAATGACACCATCATCCTGTACCAAAAGAGGGGGGTCAATTGCTTTTGCCCATGCTTTTAATCCAATCTCTACAGCTTTGTTTAAAGTTTTAATATCAGGTAACGCGTTGTAACTTGGTGATCTTCCGTAAATTTCACCAGTTGCTTTAGCCCATCTAGGTACTAAATATGGAAACTCGTTATATCCACCTGTACGTACTTTCATTTTATCTTCTATACAAACATGACAACTATGTACTGGTAGTTTAGTTGCTGTTTTGCCAGTAGCACGTTCGTAATCTGCAGTAGGTTCTACTGCGTGTATAAATGAGAATTCTTTTTCAGGTTTTTGTTTTGCTGCTTCTAATACTTTTTCACCAAGATTTTCTTCACCAAATTCTTGTAGTGCTTGTCGCGCAGACATTTTATATTTTCTGTAAACTGTATCAATAAATCCATTATTATTTTCTTGCACATAAAATTCATTAATGTGTAATGTCTTAAAATGTATTCCATTATTGCTAAATCCATCTTTGTGTTCTTCTACAAATAAACATCCAGTACCAATAGATGTTAAATCTAAATACATTTCATGTACTTCAGTATTAAAGTTTGCATCATTAAATGCGTCATACATACGTCTAGCAGTATCTTCTAACCACATTTGCGTATCGTGATCTTCATTAATAATTTTATCGCGTAATTTAATTGAGAACCAAGGAAGTGATGGGGAAGTAAGTGTTCCTTGTAAACTTGCTGACAACAATGTGTTTGCTGTAACTGCTGTACTGTCAAATAAAACTTCAGTACGTTTTGTGCCTTTTGATCTTATAGTAGTAATGTCTGCTTTACGCGGCATAACATAATCAAGAATTTCTTGCCAATGGTCTTCCCATGTGCCTCTATTAGACTCCATGGCAACAATACGTTTTTTTACATAATCAAAAGCTGTTAATTGTTCCATTATGTTAAAGTTCCCCCCAACATTGTTTTCTTAGTTTCGGCTTCTTCGTCAACTCCCATTCCTGAAGTTAAGATAGTTGCGCCTGCTCCTTTTTTCTTAACAGCAAGCATTTTTGCTTTTTCGTCTGCTACAGCCGCTTCTTTTTCTGCAGTTCTATCTGTAACAGATGTATCTACAGGTGGCGGCATTGCAGGTGATTTTTTCATACCCATGTGCATTCCTCCTTTAACATTCCGTAGAGGGCTGCATCAATCCATTTACCATCTACTTTCATAGACTTGCGAACAATACCTTCTTTAACAAACCCTACTCCCGCAAGTAATCTTTCGTTTCTTTTATAGCCATTAACACACATAGCTGTCATTCTACTACATTTACACTGATTAAACGCATAATCAAACATTAATCTTATGTTTTCTTTATTGCACACTTTAGGGTCATCTAACGCTAAATGCACAAAAATGTTGTGACCATCGTAATCTGAAAAAAGTAAACAACCTAATATTTCATCTGTATTTTCTTTTACAAACGCAATATGTCTATCGCTTTCTTCCATTCCACGCAGTATATGCGCTTTAGGTGCAAGCCAATCGTACGCGCGTTGTTTTATATCTGTATCCGCACGAACCATTACCATTAAGCAGTTCCGTAACTTGTCTTTTTCTTTTTGCCTGCAGAAGATGTGCCACCTAAAACTGTTTTAGATGTGTTTGCTTCTTCTTCTACTCCGCCTGTGCTAGTCATTACAGTGCTATCGCCACCATAACCAGAACCTAAAGATGCTTTTTTACCATCTGCTGTTTTTGCTAATGCAGCTTTTGTTGTTGCAGGTTCAGGTGTTTTTACTGCTGTCTGCGCAGGCGCAGGTGCAGGAGGTGGTGGTGCTTTAGGTTTAATACCTAACGCTTTTGATACTAATCTAACTACTCCGCCCATAGTATGTCCTTCCTTTTTAGTTATGCAAATACATTAAAACTACTGTCTGAATATAATTGCGTTGGTTCATAATTTTTAACCCTAGCTTTTCTGACAGACATAACAGCGTAACGTGTTGCTGAAATGACATCATCATGCTTGAATACGATTTTACCATCCTTACGATGATACATCCGTAATTCTTCTAGTAACTTACTCTGATTATTAAATATTTTCAATCTATTAGTCATAAACCTTGTATACATTTCTTGAACACCTGCTTCTACAGATATTCCGCCCGTACCTTCTTTTTGTCCTGCTTGCGGTGTATTAGTAAAATGTTCACGTGTCATACTTACACCTTCATTACGATATTGTTCTGTTAAACTTTTACCAGAACCTTTATCTGCTTGTCTTCCATCCATAGGCCAAATAACAGGTATCCAATTACCACGCCCTTTTATTGCACTTGCATGTATAGGCACAGCTTCTTGTGACATTGCGTATGTATCATAAATATAAATAATATCTGAATCTCTATCCCATGCAGCCCATGATGCTGCTGTCGGGTGATCCCAACCAAAATCAAGACCACAAATCCTAGGCCAAAACTCAGGTATGTTTATTGGGTCACACACCATATCTGCTTCTGCAATTGGAAATACAAGGCCTGAACCTAATTGTGGTATACCTTGCTCACGCATTTTTCTTTCATGTGGTGGTAGCGCAGCTAATATTTGCTGACGCACCTCGGCAGTCATGTGTGGTGCGTCATCCCACCCTGCCTGTATAAGAGCCTGCCCGTCCCGTAAGTCGTTAACAAACTGCGCTACAGTTTCAGTCATACCGTTTTCTGGTGTAAATGTCATGTAAACAATACCACCCTTATCTGCAGTTCTAGTTAATGCTTGCGTATAAATAGATGATGGTGGTTCTTCGTCTAGCCATACTACATCTACAGTTTCACCCATCCATTTTTCTTTACCCATTTCATAGGCTTTAAATGCTAATCGTGACCATCCTCCCGACACATGTTTAATAACAAGACTATTCATTGCATTAGGCACGCCTGCTTTACGTACCGTTTCGCCAATTAATTTTAGCGGTATAGACCCCGTACCCCTAGCACTGGGGTCGTCTGGCTGCCCAACCAGTTCCTTCTGGCATATGTCACGCGTTGTTTCGTTAGACGCTCCACCTGCCCACGCCCTAATGGGTCTAGGAAACTTTTTACCTTGCCACCATTCAGGATACAACCCTGTTAAATGATAAGCCATTTCCATTGCACCAGAAAAAGATTTACCTATACGGTTACCCGCCATAAGTAGTCTTTGTTGTGCTGTAGTATTATGAAATTTTTTTTGATAATCGTACGGTTCGTACCTAGCCATCGTATTTGTGGCTTTTCTGTGTTCTAATTCTTTGGCGATCTCTACTGCCCTTGCTAATGCGGTTGCTGTCATAGTTTATACAAATCATCGCTGTGTACCATTATCCAAAATCCTTTACGGTTTTTTTCACATAATGCAATAACTGGTGTTTTGTTTTCTGTATCAGCTATTTCTTTAGTTTCATCCCATAAGGTTATTGCTGTGTGTTTGGCACGTAGTTTACATTCAATAAATAGGCTTTCATGTATAACATCTGCACGGGTTATTTTACCGTTGCCACCTGATAGTGGTGTACGAACCCCCCCAAAAAATTTGGCTACGTTTCGTTCTCGTTGTTTCCATGCTTTATCGCCCATATTAGCATCATACACACAACATTAACTTAACGCAACTCTCATGTGATAGCTGTTAACTTAGGTTAATATCTAAATATGCCCTACACTGTGCGGATGAACATTGTATATAACAAGCGGAGGCACTTTGGGGGGTGGGGGGTGCGTTTGGGCGGGCGCGCTGTGGTAAATGTGTTTCCCCCTGTGTGTATATGTGACATGCGAAGGCTTTTGCTAGGCGTACCTTTACAAGACCGCAGGGATGTGAGGCCGTAGCCGTAGAATGCGCGTGTGTGTGTGCGATGAACCTTTTTTCTGGGAGGTATGGCAAGGCTAGCCGATGTGTCTTCCCCTATATAGGTATAGGAGTAATGAGCAGTATACTGTGCTAATGCTCTGTTAGCTTTGTACTAGACCCGCCGATAGATTGCAGCAGATGTTCTAGTTCTGTCTGTAGTTCTTCGTCTGTACGTTGCTTGGTCACGTCTTCTACCTTGTGGACTGTCTGGTAGCCTGTACGGTCAAGGATGCTATTGATTGCGCCCAACTTGACTGATGCCGCTACCTTGTCGTCTGTGATCAGGCTTTGTAGTTTCTCAACGGCCATAGGTACAGCGCCGCCTAATGCAGCCCGTGTAGCTAAATCAATCTCATTAACTAGTTTACGCTTTAACTCGTAGCCCTGTTGTTCGGCTGTGGCTTTTGAGTAGCCCGCCTTGATTGCAGCATGTGTTGCATTGCCTAACTGACTAAAGTAGTCAACGAATGCTTTTTGCTTATCTGTCAACGTTTTTGCGCTCATATTAGTTATTATAACCTAAAGTAGTTTAAGTGCAATATATAAAGGTAAATTAATTCTTGCGTGCATTTATAAATAGTGTATGATTAACCTATGTTAATAACAATGAGGATATAACATGGATACAATATGGACATACAACGATGGTGGCGCGGCAGATGCAGGCTACACTGTTAAGGCAGGTGATTGCGTATGCAGGTCGTTTGCAATCGTTAGCGGCAAACCTTATGCAGAGGTTGCAGCGTTAATTAATCAACTTGGTTCTAGTGAGCGTAAATCTAAAAAGCGTAAAGGTAAGTCAACAGCGCGATCTGGTGTTTACAAACCTACAACAAAACGTCTTGCAGCTATGCTTGGACTTACATGGACACCAACGATGTTTATTGGTCAAGGTTGCAAGGTGCATTTAAAAGCAGATGAATTGCCGTCTGGGACTATTGCAGTGTCATGCAGTAAGCATGTGACAGCAGTTATAGATGGCGTAATTAATGATACATATGACCCGTCACGTTTAGGCACGCGTTGTGTGTACGGTTACTGGAGTAAATAACATGAAATGTTTAGATTGTGGATTTGATGAAGGAACACTGTTGAAAGAGTTTGACAGTGATAAGAATTACAGTTGGTACGAATTGAGTGAAATGACAGAAGTTTGTGCCAGTTGTGGTAGTGAAAATATAACAACAAAGGAGCAACAACAATGAAAACATTTTTAAACGTATTTGGTGCAATTGCTTTGGCTGTCGGATTGATGGCCATTGCAGGCAGTGCCAATGATTGTGATGGCAAGTGCATGGAGTATGCTAACGATTTGCCCACAATGTTAATGGTGGTCGGTTACGGCCTAATATCAATGCTTGGCGGTGGTGCATGTTTGTACACCGCTAACAAACTATAGGAGCAACAACATGAGTAAAACAAAAAATCAATATTGGGATGACATTGAAAACGATAGTCATAACGATGACAGCGCGCAGGCGGCAGTGGCAGAAGGCAAAGCGCAAGCAGCTACAATTGCAGGGCAGATAATTGACAACTTGTCTGGCAATGAATTGCAATGGCTTGCAGAGGAGTTGATAGAGTGTGATCAAGATAAAGCAGAGTCACTAGCTTCAAGCCTTACGTTTGCAATACAGGACAAGCACTACAGCGATTTATGAAACATCGTTAAAAGTAGCAACACAGGCGGCACACACTTACACGGGCATATCAATGACCGTTCGTATGCTGACTTGGTTAAAGCGTTTGGTGAACCGCATTTTAAATACAGACCGCGTGCAGGTGCAGAGGATAAGATAGACGTTGAATGGGCGTTTGAATTTCCCGATGGTCGTGTGTTTACTGTGTACAACTGGAAAAATGGCAAAGCATATTGCGGCACACATGGTGAGGACGTTGAAGACATGACAGAATGGAATGTGGGCGCACATAAGCAAAGCACATATGATGCTGTCATTGAAATGCTTAACATTAAACTTGGAGCAGTAAAGAATGGATAACCCGTTTTTTAGTGTTGGTAAGGTGTGGGTTGAAAGTGTTGTGAAAGATCATTTAAAAGGCCTTTCGCCCACACAGCAACAGCAAGCAATTGATTACCTATTAAACAATAAGCAGGAATTACATATCGGTTTTGATGATGGATTACGTGGCATATTGGATGATTGGGTTAAAAAACAAAATGCAAAATTAACGCCATGATATTGCGTTTTATATTAACTGGCTGCTTGTGGACGCTATCCATTTATCTGATTGCAGATAATGACAAGGTAGATGCTGCAATAGTCGCAATGTGGGGTGTGATCAATCTTTGGCACACCATTGAAGAAAATAGGAGGACAGAAAGATGACAACTAAAAAACAACGTGATTACCATGAAAAGACAGAAAGCTATGAATACTTGCAAAAGCACATCAATGAGGGTGATACAATCTACTACATTGTAAAGCGTGTTTCAAACTCTGGCATGTATAGACATATCGCTTTTTATAAGTTTAACGTCAAAGACACATTTAAAGAAGGTGAAGACAGGGTGCAGAGCATTTGGTTAACGCGTGCAATGTGCAACGTGCTTGGCTACACTTTCAAAGAACAAACGGAATGTATGGGTGTAAATGGTTGCGGCATGGACATGGGTTTCAGTGTTATTCACAATCTAGGCCATGAGTTGTTCGGTGATGGTTACAAACTTACATCAAAAAGTTTATAATTATTCATAGAATAAATTGTTCCTTGTATACGGGTTGGATGCTTCTATCTGACCCGTTTTTTTATCTTCATAGTCAAGCCAATCTGTCACCATTTTAAGCAGTTCTGTTTGCGTTCCATAGTTACCTGTAAACTCTGAAGGGCTTGTATGATAGCCATATGTTCCACGGTGATGCAAATAACAAAGGGGTACAACTTCAAAATGACTAGACCGTCTGCCCATGCCTGTATGGTTTTTAATATGGTGTATCTCTGCAGGTGAATCGTAATGGCCTAATTGTGCGCAGGCAACGCAGCCCAAATTGGCAACACGTGACATGTGTTTTTTTTCTTCAACAGTTGCAGGTTTTTTTTTAGCCATATTTCTTACGCTCAATGGTTT